TATTATGCTAAAAATAGAGAGAGTATAATAGCATCAGTAGAAGAATACACTAAAAACAACAAAGAAAAAGTAATGTTGCGTAGGAAAAAGCACTATGAGAAAAACAGAGAAAGGTTAATAGAATACCAGAAACAATACTATGCAGAACATGGAGAAGAAGTAAATGCCAGACGGCAGGAAAAGATATGTAGCATTAAAAAACACTCTGATTTAACCCGCTCATTTTTAAGTAAAAAAATATTTGTGTGCCGATCAAGATGTAAAAACACGGGAAAAGATTGCAGTTTAACAACTGAAGAACTACTAGAATTGATACCAAAAGATTTAAAATGTCCTGTATTTGGAACTAAATTTTCATTTGGTAAAGGTCTAAAGCAATCTAGTATGTCTATAGATAGAATAGATAATAACAAAGGCTATCATAAAGATAACGTGGTGGTTGTTTCTTTTAAAGCTAATACCATGAAAAGTTCAGCCACACTTAAGGAGCTATACCAAGTTGCAGATTTTTATTACGAACTGGAGAAGAAAGTAAATGCTTGAATATCTCACAGGCTTAGACATCACTGATGGTAGTTCTGTACGTATGGATTGTCCTGAATGCAAAGGACGTAGGACATTCACTGTGTCCAATCTAAATGGACAGCTACTATGGAACTGTTACAAGGCAGGGTGTAGTATCAGTGGTGCTAACAGAGTGAGCATGTCTGCCACTGCTATACAGGATAAGCTAAACAAAATAGTAAAGGTAAAGGATACCAGTTTTGATATGCCTATGTACGTAGTGCCAGTGCCTGTACCTACTGATGCCCCTGTCTATGAGTATGCAAGTGAGTGGGGTCTTGATGTAGCAAAGCATGGTCTGATGTATGACATACGTGAACATCGTGTTGTGTTTCCTGTCATACACAATGGGATTACAGTTGACGCTACAGGTAGGGCATTGGGTAAGCGGATACCTAAGTGGAAGCGATATGGAAATAGTGGGTTGCCTTATGTACATGGTTGTGGTAAGGTAGCTGTTGTTGTAGAGGATTGCGTTAGTGCAGCAGTTGTTGGAGGAGATCGACATACCGGGGTAGCTTTAATGGGAACCTCCATGTCCAACGAACAGAGGCAATACCTAGCGCAGTTCTCTACAGCAGTAGTTGCATTAGATCCTGATGCATCAAAGAAAACTTTAGCAATAGCAAAGGAGTTACGAAGTGTAGTTGATAATGTAAAAGTCCTACGTCTACAGGACGATATAAAGTATAGACACAAGAAAGATATGGACGCTCTTAATGAACTATGAAAGGATGAGCTATGGAACTTTCACTTATACGAAGCCTTATGGAGAAACAATTCTACGAGGAACACAGGGGTTCACGTTGCCCTATGAAACTATTCAGCAAGGACATACAGAAAGTTAAACGTGTAATAGATAAAGCAATGGATGACTATGATCGCAGTGTCTCACCAGATGAAGTTGAGGCACTTTTTTTATCGGATAATCCAACACTGACTACAGCACAGAAGCAACAGTACTCTGCTTTGTTTGGTCAGATTAAAACACAACAGCCTATGGGTAAGGACATAGCACAAGAGGTACTGTCTAAGTTATTTCAGCAGGTGATTGGTGAAGAGGTTGCCAACTTAGGTTTCGACTTTGTTAATGGATCACTCAAAAGTCTACAGCCACTACGTAATCTACTTGAGGTACATGGTGATGACTTCATACCTAAGTTACAGGTACAGTGGGAAGACATGAACATGGACAGGATACTTGATGAGGGTGACTTACAAAGCAAGTGGACCTTCAACATACCTAGCCTTGCACGTAAGGTTCCGGGCGTGAATGCAGGTCAGCTTATTGAGATAGGTGCTAGGTCTAATACAGGTAAGACTAGCTTCCATGCCAGCTTGGTGATGGGGCCAGATGGTTTCGCAGATCAGGGTGCTAAAGTTATTGTGCTCTGTAATGAAGAAACACCTACTCGTGTAGGCCACAGGTATCTGACATGTGCAGTAGGTACAGACTCAGTAGGCATACGTAAGGATAAGGCTAGGCATCTAGCTACGTACAAATCTAAGTCCCGTCACCTGAAGTTTAAAGACAGCACAGAGAAAGACATGGCATGGGTGGAGTCAGTATGTAAATACTACAAGCCTGACATCATCATGCTAGATATGGGTGATAAGTTTACATCCACAGCTAACTCTGCCAGTATACATGAGACACTCAAGCAGAATGTCATGTATGCTAGACAGATAGCAAAGCAACAGGAGTGTGCTGTGTTCTACATGTCACAGTTATCTGCTGAAGCTGAAGGAAGAGTAGTACTCAATCAATCTATGATGGAAGGTTCCAAGACAGGCAAGGCAGCTGAAGCTGACCTCATGCTCCTGATTGCAAGGAACCCACCAACAGAGAACCAGACTGAGGAAGACACACAAAGACATATTAACATTGCGAAAAACAAGTTGACAGGTTGGCATGGTATGGTAACTTGTGAGTTTGATTATAAGACAGCATTGTTTTCAGCATAAGGAGGTTAAACATGGTTAATATATTCACACCAAAGAAGGATGTAGATGAACAGATCTTCTTCCCATTTGGTCCTGTCATGGGCTACAAGAAACTAAGTCCTGAGTTCATAAAGAACATGAATAGTTTCTATGAAGAAGAACCTAATCTACAAGACTACTCAGACAATCTGGTAGGTAAAGTAGGTCAGGAGCTACACTTTAGTGAAGCAATGAGAGACATGTTTCTACATGAAGTCAAGGATTTTATAGGCAGGTACAATCAGACAGCCACTATAAGAAACTCATATGGTAGAAGCAGATTAAATACAGATGCATTTGAGTATAGTATGCAGTTCGTATCTGGCTGGTTAGTCAGGCAGTTTGAACACGAGTATAACCCAGTGCATCTGCATACAGGATGTCGTATGTCCTGTGTTGGGTATCTTAAACTACCTGAAGGTATCGAGAAAGAATGGGAAGAGGACTACAAAGATCATCATCCTTCTCATGGACACATACAGTTTATATCTGGTAGTGCAGGTAGCTACAGTGCTACAAACTTTATGGTAAGACCACAGGTGGGAGACTTCTATGTATTTCCTAGTGAGTTGTTCCATTGTGTGTATCCTTTCTATACCAAAGGTGAGCGCAGATCATTTAGTTCTAACTTTAACTTTGTAGAAATTCCTAAAGGAGAGAAAAGTGAAACTGACTCTTGATGTAGAAAACACAGTAATCAAACGTGAAGGTAAGCTACAGCTAGATCCTTTCGAGCCAGAGAACACACTTGTTATGGTGGGTATGCTCGATGATCAGGGCAATGAAGACATCGTTACGTTTGATCACAGTGAAGTAGAGGCTACTCCTAATGGTCATGCTATTGTACAGAGCAAGCTAGATCAAGCTACTGTATTGATTGGTCACAACATAGGCCATGACTTAGTGTGGTTATGGGAGTCAGGCTTTACCTACAATGGAGCAGTGTTTGACACAATGATGATGGAGTACCTGATACTACGTGGTGTCAAGCAACCTCTGTCATTGGAAGCATGTGCACAACGATATGATCTGGACACTAAGAAACAGGACACACTCAAGGCTTATCTCAAGCAGGGTGTATCAGTACGTGACGTACCACATGCTGAGTTAGCTGAGTATCTGAGTGCTGACCTACATGCAACACAACAACTGGCACATGAGCTACGTGTCAAGCTAGTGGGTACAGATGCTAGTGGTATGCACAATGTAGTGCAGCTAACTAATCAGATGGTTATTGCATTAGCTAAGATCTACACAAGAGGTTTTAACGTAGACATTACTGCACTGGAAGGTGTACGTATTGCATTTGAAGAAGAAAGAAAGGAGGTACTATCATACTTAGAAACTAAAGTAAGGGAATTAATGGGAGATGTACCATTAAACTTAAGCAGTCCAGAGCAACTATCGACTCTGATATATAGTCGTAAGCCTGTAGATAAATCCATTTGGATTAATAAGTTTGATCCGTATATGGGGCAGACTGCTTTTAAACAACTGGTCAGGGAAGAAACTGACATAGTGTACAAGTCACATGTAAAGCGGTGTGCTGATTGCTATGGGTCAGGTAAGGTAAGAAAGGAGAAAAAGGATGGGACACCATACGCCAAGATGTCAAAGTGCAACTCGTGCGATGGCAATGGGTATCATGTTATTCCTACTAGTATTGTTGGTGGTTTAAAGTTTAATGCTCCCAATGCTAAGTGGGCTACAGCTAATGGGTTCTCTACTAACAGAAAGAACCTAGAGCTACTAGCAAACTCAGCGAGAACTAAAGGCATGACTGATGCACTAGAGTTTCTTGAGAAGGTACAAAGGCTATCTGCATTGGATACTTATCTATCCTCATTCGTTGGTGGGATAGCTAACAATGTGAAAGCTGATGGTAAGTTACACGTAAGACTAAACCAACACATGACATCTACTGGTAGGCTAAGTGGGAAAGAGCCTAACATGCAGAACATGCCACGTGGAGGTACGTTCCCGGTTAAGCGTGTATTCGTATCGAGGTTCAATGGAGGCAAGATACTTGAAGCTGACTTTGCACAGCTAGAGTTTCGAGTAGCTGCGTACCTATCTCAAGATCCTGTAGCTATCAGGGAAGTAACAGATGGTTTTGATGTGCATTCCTACACAGCTAAGATCATCACAGATGCTGGACAGGTTATGTCCAGACAAGATGCCAAAGCACATACCTTTGCTCCTCTATATGGGGCTAGTGGATATGGTAGATCTAAAGCAGAAGCTACCTACTACACCCACTTCAATGAGAAGTACAAGGGTATAGCTAACTGGCATGACACTCTTGCCAAAGAAGCACTTAACACAGGCAAGATTACAACACCATCAGGTAGGGAGTTTTCTTTCCCTGATGTACAAAGAAATGCACGTGGTAGGATCAGTTATTTTACACAGATCAAGAACTATCCTGTGCAATCATTTGCTACAGCAGACATTGTACCTGTAGCATTAATATGGATAGAGACTTTATTGAAAGGTAAAAAGTCCTGTGTTGTCAATACAGTACACGATAGTATTGTTATTGATGTACATCCAGAAGAAGAACAACAAGTCTTAACAGCTATTGAGGATTGTAATGCTAATTTAGATACATGTATTAAGCAACATCTAGGTGTTGATATTAATGTACCTTTATTATTAGAATCTAAAATAGGTAATAATTGGCTTGACATTAAGGACGTTGCGTAGTATAACTATGCTCTTTTGAAAAACTATGTGAGGAGAATAACACATGTCGATAACAACTGTAGATACAAACAACTATGACGAAATGGCTAAAGCAATGGGCATCACAGCAGATGCTGGCAGTAAGAGTAAGCAGACTAGCAATCTAGCTAGACTACGCATCTCTCATTCAGCTATCATGGGTGAGACTGAACTAAAAGGTAAGAAGGTAAACATGGAAGTGGTGTCAGGTGGACACTTCAAGTTAGAAGTACCAGACAGTAGCACTGTGTACGCACCACAGATTAAGATACGTACATTCTTACAACGCTTTATGTACAAGCGTTTCATTAAAGGTTCAGGCAATGTACCTAATCGCTTTGTCAAGACTGTCATGGGTGAGTCCTTGTATGTCGATCTCAAAGACAATGATGGTGGGTTCAACTGTGGTAAGCCTAGTGGTTGGATCAAAGACTTCAAGGCACTGCCTACTGCACAACAGGATCTGATCAGACAGATCAAGCGCACACGTGTTGTGTTTGGTTTAGCTGATCTCGTTGATCCTATAGATGAGTCAGGTGCAGAAACTAAGGTAGGTACTACACCTTTCATATGGGAGATAGATAATCGTGATGCCTTTAAGATACTAGGCGACACATATAACTCCTTTAACAAGCAGAGATTATTACCTATCTCACATGTGCTTACTGTTGGCACAGAAGAAAAGCCATTGCCAAATGGTAGTAGCTTCTACATACCAGAAGTATCTGTTGATATGGACAATACAATTGCCCTGACATCAGATGATCAGTCTACTTTTGCTGACTTCATGGAGTGGGTAGATAGTTATAATGAGTACATTGCTACTGCATGGAATGATAAGTCCAAGCGTAAGATGTCTGCTGATGATACAGACTTAGTGAATGAGTTTGTTGACTTAGAAGATGAAGCAGTAGCGTAATGAATCATCCTGCTGAACTGGCACTAGCGCAGTACATGACAGATGCAGCCAATGGTAAGGCTGTATTATCTGAAGATACAATAGAGCGTATTGGTAAGGATGTCATGGACGCACTAGCTCGTCAGTTTGGTGGGGGCAATAAGCGTGGTGAGTTCGGCTTGAGGATGTCTAATATAGGCAGACCCTCTTGCCAACTCTGGTTTCAAAAGAACCAGCCTGAGAAAGCACAGCCCCTACC